TGCTTGCCATCCGCCCAGGCCAGCCAGACGGTACCCACCGGCTTGGCCGGCGAGCCGCCATCGGGCCCGGCCACGCCGCTGACCGCCACTGCAAAGCGTGCCCCGCTGGCAGCCTGGGCGCCGCGCACCATGGCCTCGACCACTTCCTGGCTGACCGCCCCGACCTGCGGGAACAGTGCCTGGTCTACCCCCAGCTGGCGAGTCTTCTGGGCGTTGGAGTAGGTCACGTAGCCCGCTTCGAACCAGGCCGAACTGCCAGGAATACGCGTGATGGCCTCGGCGATACCGCCGCCGGTGCAGGACTCGGCCGTGGTGACTTGGGCATTGTAACGGCGCAGGTGTTCCCCCAGCCGGGCAGAAAGTGCGGTGATCGGGTCCATGGCGGGCTCCTTGAAGGTCTGGCGCCTACCCTACACCAGCTATCGGCGTGGCTGAACACTCAAGGTGTGAGCGCGCGTATGTAACCCTGGCAGGCGCGCAGGGCGATCAGTCCGGCGTCACCGGCATCGGTGATGGCGATAATTCGTCGAGCATGCGCCGGGTCAAGTCGGGCGCGTGGGGCGCCATGATCCAGGCTGCCGGCGCCGGGGGCGGCAGGCAGGTCGGGGGTGGCGTCGCGGTCGAGAAGGACCGACAACCGCAGATCAGCAGTAGCCAGCCGATCACGCAAGCGTGCCTGAGCCTGTTGTGCATCGAGAAGCTCCTGATAATGGGTGTTGTCGTTCAAGTCCAGCTGGCGCTCCAGCACATGGCGTTGCTGGCGTTCGCCCTGCAGCTCGGCGGCAGCACGCTCGGCCAGTTGCTGGCGTTCGAATGCCCAGGCCTGTTGCTGCTGCGCCAGCTGGCGGCCCAGGCGCCAGCCCTGGACCTGCCAGGTCAATGCGCAGGCCAGCAGCACCAGGCTCAGCAGCACCACAGCGTGCAAGCGGTTCAACACAGCACCTCGCGGGCGCGGGCCCAGAGTTTGAGGCGATCCTCCAGGCCATTGAGGCCACCGTTGATATGCCGCGTGATGCGGTTGAACTCACCGCGGTCGGCCAGCGCGTTAAGCCCGCGCGAGTGCCAGAACCAGGCAGCCGACTCGGCGGCCCAACGCGGTTGCTCGAGCAACTGCGGCAACTCCAGCAGACGCTCGTCGCCAAACAGCGCCATGCTGCAGGCGCGGTAATTGTTGCGCCCTGTAACCTGGATCAGCCCCCTGCCGCAGTACCGCTGACCGTCGCCGTCCGCCTCCGGCGTGTTGCCCAGGCGCAGGGCCAGGGCGCCGGTGTCGTAACGGGACAGGTAGCGATCGCTGCCCAGCTCCTTCACGTAACGCAGGTGGCCCGACTCGTGGCCGATCTGCGCGAGGAAGGCGGCAATGCGTCGGGGGTTGTCGATTTCCCAACGGGCCATGGCAGTGTTCAGGGCGGGTACAAAAATGCCGGCATTGGCGCCGGCACCGGGAAGAATCTGCATCAAGTTCTGCTGAGTGATGACCATCATCATTCTCCAAAATGCATAGGGGTTCAGGCCTGTCCGGCCTTGAGCGAACGACCGGCATTACCCTGCCCGCCCTTGGCCCTGGCCTTGCCTTGCTTGCCGCCATTGCACTCGACCGTGGTGCTCCACCCGGACGCGCTGAACACCTGCTCGATCGACTCGATCAGGTACTCGCCATCGAGGCCGGGCTTGAAGCCCTGGGCGTCGAGGATGCGTTCGACGAACAGGTCGGTGCGGCCCGGCATTTCCAGGCGCAGGCTGGCGGTGCTGCGGTTGAGCGCCGCCAGGCGGGCCTTGGCGGCCTGCTCGGCAGCGCTACGGTTGGGGTACAGGTGGCGGTCGGTGTGCACAGGCGACAGGCCGTCGGGCGCGTCGTCGTTGGGCAGGTCGACCACGCTCTGCTGGCCGGTCTTGCTGTCCAGATGACGCGTTTGCACGGCCTTGTGGGTGCCTTTGTCGGTCATGCGAAACTGCCAGCTGCGCACATCGCCACGGCTGATCATGACGTTGCCAAGGGCCTTGCCGCTGGCGCTCTTGCCGGCCTGGCGCGGCATCACCAGCAGCGCGCCGTTCGCTACCTTGGCGGTGCAGTCGAACAGGCGCCCCAGGCGGGTGATGAAGTTGAAGTCCGACTCGTTGAACTGGTCGATGCGCGGTATGCGCAGCGTCACCGGGCACGCTGGCTGCCAGCCATTGCGCGCGGCGATGTCGCGCACGATCTGCTGCAGGGTGACGTTCTCCCAGCTGCCGCTGCGGGTGGTCTTGCCGCTGCCGCGCATGTCGCTGGCCTTGCCTCGGATCACGATGCTGTCGGGCGGCCCGGACAGCTCCACCTCATCCACGGCGTAGCGCCCCAGGCGGGTCAATGCCTGGCCGGCGTAGCCCAGATGCACCTCGATGAAGGCACCGCGTGCCGGCAATGCCACCTCGCCGTCGCGATCGTCGATACGCAGTTCGAACTCGTCCGAGTCCATGCCCGGCTTGTCGGTGGTACGCAGCGACAGCAGGCGATCATTGATCAGCGCGGTGATGTCCTTGCCATCGGCCACGATGCGAAACACAGGTTGCATGGTTGCTGCTCCAGAAGGGCCTGCCCGCGCACGCAGCGCTGGCAGGCAGGGGGGGGCGCGCCAGCTCAGTCCCACAACTGCACCAGGGCCTGGCGGGCGGGCGTCAATGCGGGCAGCCTGATGAGCACCCCGGCACCAAACGGCTGCGCCTGGTCGGCCAGGCCCTGGTTGGCATCGAGTACCGCTTCGACGCTGCCGTTGAGGTGCCCGTAGTAGTGCTGGCAGAGGCTGTCGAGCAGATCGCCGTCAGAGGTTCTGCAGATCGTCGCCATAGCTCACGAACTCCAATGAAAAGCCTTGTTTGCGAGGAATGCCGCCAGCCACCAGGCTGCTCTGGTCCTCCTCGATGCTGGTCAGGCACCAGTTGCCCAGTACCTCGCCGTAGCCGGTGGTCAGGCTCAGTGGCTGCAATTGCCGACCGATGCTGCGCAGCGCCTGCAACTGGCCGAGCCCGCTTTTGGCACCGGGAAAGATCGTGCCCTTGAGGGTGATGCGCTCTTCGCCCAGCCCCACCGCCTGCTGCGCCGGGTGGCGGCTCAGGCGCTCCTGGCCCGCCCAGCGAAAGCCGCTCTGGCGACGCAGTTCATCGAAGGTCGCGGTGTCGAGGTTGAAGTAGTAAGGCTGCGCCTGCGCCTGCAACGACTGCAGAATGAGCAGGTGCGGGAACGGCTTGACCACCTCGGCTGCCGGCGTGACCGACGGCGCGAAACTGCCGGTGGGCAGCAACGTGCCCAGCGACGGGCTGATGCGACCCGCCACCTTGTTGATGGCTGCGGCAGCCTTGGCCGCCTTCTGCTCGAATATGACGATGCGCTCCTGCACCAGCGCAACCTTGGCCACGGCGCGGCTGTAACGGCCCAGCACCTTGTCGACGCCCTGCTGCGCCCGGTTGATGGCGCGCATCGTGCGTTGCAGCCTGGCGCCGATCAGCGGCCCGACGTAGGGGATGTCCTCGAGCGCGGCAGCGGCTTCGGCGATATCGCTGATGGCGCCGGTCATGGGCTCCAGCATCTCGTCGGCACTGCGCCGGCCCGCCTCCCCCGCTGCGATCAGCGCCCGCAGGGCCGAGTGCAACTGGTCCATGTAGGTCATGGCAGCTCCTTATACAAATGTGGGGTCGGCCAGTTGCCGCATCGAAGCCTGACGGGTCAGTTCGAGGAACTGACGTCGAATGATCGGCTCGATGTTCATCGCCAACTGGGCCGGGTCGGTGACACTGCCCTGCACGGTGATGGGCATGTTCGGGGCGAAGGTGATCTGTTGGGCAATCGGCTGCGGCGCAGGGCTGATCGAAGGTGGCGCAGGCGGCAACGACAGAATTGTCATCGGCTCGCCAGCGCCGGGATTCATCGAACGAGCGACATCGCCCAGCGACTTGGACAAGTGAGTGGGTTCGCCAGCAGGAGGCTTGGCAGCATCGTCGTCTGCAAACCACTTCTTGGCTAACGAGGAGCCCCACTCGCTGAACACAATACCCCCGATCAGCGAACCGATCGCAGGACCGATGACAGGAACGAAAGCGCCCAGTGCAGCCCCGGCCAGTGCGCCACCAAAACCGCCCACTGCCCCACCATATCCCTCGGCCTTCTGCTCGGTGGTTTCTGCAGTGAGGAAGGTCTTGCCGAACTTGTAGATGGCCTCGACGGCTGCGGGCGCTCGAGCGGCCTTGATCGCCGGAACAGCCTTGCCGAGGTAACCTTTGATGCTTTCCCAGCGCCCAACCGGAGCAGATGAAGGTCGGCGCCTGGAGGGGCTGTTCTTTCTTCCCCCTCTACCCCTTCTCGAAGTTATCGCGCCGCAGCAAAAGTCCTGGGCATTGACGACAAACACGCGTTGCGGCGCCCTTGCGCCTTTGGGAGCGTCGCCACCCAGCACGCCAGCCTTCCGTGGCCCTGCCCTGAAATCACTGGCAACAGCGATGATACCTATGGGCTGCGGCCCCTTTGCCGGGGGCCCGGTATCATCGCTCCCCGCCATCCTCCTGCTGAGCGGGTCGGATACCCGACCCGCCGCAGGTGTCCCATCGGTTGGCAGAGATGCAGGCGCTGCAGTCTCCAGTGAAGCAGCCGCAGCTGCCCCTGCGGGTGCCTGCGGTGCCGCTTGCGATCTGATGTTTACGAATACCCTGGCGGGCTTCGATTGCGAAAGCCGGCGCGCAACATCGGCGACCTGGAAACTGATCACCTGCAAGTGCCCGTCGATGCTCTTCAACAATGTCAGCCTGTGCCGGGAGCCCTGTGTTTCAGCAGCCTGTACGACGCCCCCGGTCTTTGCTTGAGTTCTCGCGCCTGGCGGATCACCAGGAGCGCTGTCGAGCATCCCGTTGCCCAGCGTCTCGTGCCCGAGCGGGTACAGGTCGCCCTTGCCTTCGCTGCTCAATTGCCTGAGTTGCCGGATCCGCGCCTCAAGCAGCTTGAATGATGCGCCGATCGTCGAACTGACCGAGGCGCCGATAACCAGTTTCAACGCTAACGCGTTTGCCATACGGTCCCCCTGTGCGTGCAAAACCGGCTCACTCCGTGAGCCACCAGACCATGTCGTTGAACGACATGGTCATGATCTCGGTGGCAGAAAAATTCAGCTCACGGGCAAGCCGCCTGGCGGCCACCTTCTGAAGGGAGGGGTCAAAGCTCGTCGTCTTGCACCAGGCGAAAATAGCCCGCCTGCAGGCGGCCATAGTCCTTGAGCGCGAGGCCCTCCAGGTCCTTGATGCCCACCTCGGCGAGGGAGGCGAACAGGTTCAGCTCACGCTGCTCGTCGTCGCCGCTGCCGGCCGACTGAGCCGCACGAATGTCGCGTACCGTAGGCGAGCGCAACGACAGGCTGTCGACCTTGATGCCATTGGCTTCGCTCGGCCGGGTCAGCGCCACCACCACGCCGTCGGCGCTCAGCTTCATCCAGCTGGGGATCTTTGCTTGGGTCATGAGAAGTCCTTACAGGCCCAGGGCCGAACGTTGTGCCGCGAGCTGGTCGACGCCGTCGATCACGCGCTTCATGCCGATGGGGTCGATCTCGTAGATCAGGCGTCCGCCGACTTCCAGCTTGTAGTAGGTGACGGCGACGGTGTGCTTGACCTCGGCCTTGTCACCGGCCTTCCAATCGCCCATGTCGACTTCCTTGAGCGCGCCGCGCAGGGTCACGATCACCGGGGTGACAGCGCCCTTGAGGCCCTTGAAGGCACCGCGGAAGGTGCCGTTGAACGCAGAACCATCGGCCAGGCCGAAGAACTTCAGCGACTCACGGCGCACGCCGGTAGTGGTGAAGCCGGCTTCCTGCTTCTCCATGCCCATGTCCATCTCGATGGGCATGTCCATGCCGCCCACCCGGTGCTCTTCCATTTTCTGGGTGAGCTTGGGCAGGGTCAGGCTGGTGACGTCGCCTTGAAAACTGGTGCCATCGCCGAACAGGTTCAGGTTCGCCAGGGTTTCGGGAATCATTGCCATTGGTTGGTGCTCCTTACGCTGCGTTATCGAGAACTTCGGTCAGCCACTGGTTGGTGACCTCGACGCGGAAGTTGGGGTTTTCGGCCGGTGGTACGTCGGTGAAGCGGATGTTCCAGTACACCTTGCCCTGCTCCAGCTGGCTGGCACTGTTGAGTTCCGGGTCGGCGAACACTTCAAAGTTGATGATCGCGCCCTGGGCCTTGAGGTCGCGCATGAACGCCTGCAGGCCTTCGGTCACGTCCTTGACGTAGGTGGCGGTGATCGAGCGGTCGACTGCCCATTTGTGCCCGTAGAGAATCGCGTCCATCACGATGTCCATGGTGCGCACGCGGGTGACGAAGGCCCACTTCGGGTCGCTGCTCAGGGTGCGGTTGCCCCACAGGCGATAGCCGTCATCGCGGATGATGGTGGTGATGTTGGCGTTGTTGAGCAGGTTGGCGCGGCAGGTCTCGTCGCCGTCGAGGAACTCGATCGGGCGGGGGGTGCCGGTGATGCCGACGAACTCCTTGTTCGAGGGCGAGGCCCAGAAGCCGTACTCGTTGTCGGTCCAGGCGAACAGGCCGGCGACCCAGGCCGAGGCCGCTGCATCGACGGTGGCGCTGGTGGTGGTGTCCCAGTACTGCACGCCCGGGTCGACCAGGAAGGCGCGCTTGGCACCGAAGTTTTCGGCGTAGGCCAGGGCGGCCTCGTCGGTGGTGGCCGGGCCGTCGATGATGGCCAGGCCGCGCAGCTTGTCGGCCAGGGCCACCAGGGCGGTGGCGACGGCTTGAGTTGCGCTGTGCTTTGGAGTGACCAGCAGGCGCGGCTGGGCGTTGAAACGGCTCTTGCCGTCGAGCAGCGCTTGCAGGCCGGTACGCTTGCCGTCGGCCAGCACGCTGCCGATGATGGCGGAGGTCTGCTCGGCGGCGTCGGCCACCTTGGCCACGCCGCAGGCGACGATGACCGCCTTGGCGCGCTGGTAGATGGCCTGGCAGGCACGGGTGATGGCCGCGTCGGCGCCGAAGGCGGCGATGGCTTCACGCTCGCTGGTGATCAGCACCAGGTCGTTGAACTTGGCGCTGGCGGTCGGGCCTTCGGTGAAGGTGTCCACCAGGCCGATGATCGAGGACGACGGCAGCGCGATGGTGCGGGCGCCGGTGTCGACGTTTGTTACGGTGACGCCGTGAAAGAAACCACTCATGGGTAAACTCCGGGTATGAAAAAGGCCCTGCAATGCAGGGCCTCTGAAGGAGAATCAGAAATTTTCGAAATGCAGCCTGATGCGAGGATGTGCAGAGCGCACAGCCAATCTCAGGCCAGGAAATCCCAGGTCAGGCAG